TTTGTGCTTATACTATAATTAGCGACACAAGCATTACATTGCCGACCAGACCTACTATACGTACTATTTATTCTTATGCTTCAACACCAGCAAGCTCTGACACTATAACATTAAATGTTCCAACCAATGCATCTTTAGGTGATATATTAGTAGCCATAATAGCAGAAACTGATGGTAGAACAGCAACAACACCAACCGGATGGACTCTCCAAGCAACAAATGAAGGTCAGGTCGGAAATGCTGGTATGTGGATTTATACTAGAACATACCAGAGTGGAGATTCTACGTGGGATTGGATATTATCATCCTCAGCTAGTAGTGGAGGCGCTATTATATCAATATCTAAAAATACATTTGATACAATTAGCACTGTATATGCTGGCGGGTCGAGTACTACAATTCCAATACCAACAATTACGATTGCTAATGATAATAGTATTAGACTATATGCTGCTAGTGCTAGATCTGAGATAACTAATGAAGCCACATTTACAAATTTAGTAGATACTACGAGCCCATATTATTATTTAAGTATAGGTTATAAATTAGAAAATGCAGGTTCAACAGGCACATTAAACATTACAACAGCGTCTTCTCAGACAGCTGATTTATCTGGTGTTCAATTAGCAACGTATTAATATGAAAAAATATATATTACAAAATCTTATAGCAATTGATCAATTATTTAATACATTATTAGGTGGTTATGCAGATGAAACTTTATCATCTAGAGCATATCGCGCTGAAAAAAAAGGACGAATATTCGGAAAATTATTTCGCCCTCTAATTGATACTATTTTATTCTTTGATAAGAATCATTGTTTAAATTCTTATTATTCAGAAAAATCTAGAAGACACTGGCCTCTTGAATTACGTGATTTTGATTAATTATAAATAATAACAAGCCGAGTTTATTAGGAGAACGAAGATGGCAATCAAAATATCTGGTAATACGATTATTGATGACAATCGTAATATATTATTTTCAAATACTGTTCAGTTTGATACTGACGATAGTATCACTTATAATAAAACTACAAATCAATTAGATGTTAATATAGGTAGTTCTAGTAAATTATCTGTTAACAGCACTTATGTTAATGTTCCCGCACTTGCTATAGCTGGTGCACCATTTGTTCCTGACACATCACAAGTATTTGAATACACATCATCTGGTACGTGGGCAAAACCCGATGACTGCTCTGTTGTTCTAGTAGAAGCATGGGGAGCTGGTGGAGGTGGAGGTAGCGGCGCATATGGCAATGTTGTTACTGATAACGTTTCTGGTGGAGGCGGAGGCGGAGGCGGAGGATATTTCCAAAAAATATATGATGCTAATAATTTAACCTCAAATGTAACGATTACAATTGGAGCTGGAGGTACAGGAAGTAGTGCAAAAACTAGTGATTCTAGTGGAGGTGATGGAGGTAATGGAGGAGATACTTCATTTGGTAATTATTTTAAGGTAGATGGTGGTAGTGGAGGTGGTGGAGGTAGAGTTGGAACTTTTGCTAATGTAGGTAACGGAGGTGATTCGATTGATTGGATGACTAACGTTATTAGTGCAGTAGGTAAAGGTGCTAACTCCTTGGTGAGGGATGCTTGGCTCGGAGGAGCCAGTGGCGGTTTTTCTGTGGAGGACAGTAGTGGATATACAGGTGGCAAGTCAGCTTTTGGCGGTTGTGGAGGAGGAGGTGGCGGGTCTGCCGAAAACGGAGGGTCAACTATTAATTCCCCCGGAAGCGGAGGTTCTTCAAATACTTCTATTTCTGACGGAGGAAATGGTGGAGTAGCTAATAGTACATTGACTGCTGCTAATGGTGCAAATGGTGGTATAGCTTCCGGTGGTGGAGGTGGTGGTGGTTTTGCTAATACAGCAAAACCATTCGCAGAAGCTACTTATGTTGGTGGTTATACTTTAGCTAATGATGGCACAACTAGTAATATAACAATTGATTTAACATCTTTGACTGATGGTTCGAACGACCCTGTTCCGTTAGCTCCTCAAGAAGGTGATATTGTTATTATTGCATTTACTAGTTCAGAAACTAATGACATATCATACCGAATATCTGATGGAACTTCGAATTATACACAAATAGCAGATTTATATGTTAGTGATAATTATGATACTAATCTACAAGTCGGCTATAAAATAATGGGCGCATCGCCAGATACTAGTGCAACAATCACAGGTGGCACTAATAACAATATTAGAGCTGGAACAATCGCAGTGCAAGTATGGCGACCGAAGGATTTCTCTTATGAACCAGTTACATTAGGTAATACAGTATTTACCGACACGAATTTAAATACTGTTATCCCACTAGCTGTAGATGAAAATAATGTGCCAACAGATTACGACAATACAATTATAATTTATATTGGTGCTAGTGCTCATAATCAAGGTACTCAAACATATACTAATACAAGTTTGTCTAATTTTATAACTGTTGGTGGTAATGGTGGTGCTGGTGACTCTACTATAGGTATGGGTTCCTTCTTAGAAACTAGTGGAGGTACTAGTTATGATATTAATGCATTTGGTTTTACTGATACTGACAGTACTGAATATTCAAGTGCTTGTGTTGCTTTTGCAATACAACCAACTATACATCCCTCTTTTGCATCAGGTGCTGGTGGTGCTGGTGGCGATGGCTTTGTTAGAATCTATACTTGGTAAGGAGAATATAAATGAAATATGCAATTATAGAAAATAATATTGTAAAAAATGTTGCTCGAGCAAATGAACCTTTAGATTCTAATTGGATTTTAATTGAAGACCAAGTAGTAAATATTGGTTATACCTATAATAATGGATCATTTATAGAGCCAGAACCAGAACCAATTACTAAAGAACAAGTTATAACTGAAAGATCTAAAAGATTACAAACAGGATTCAATTATGATTTTGGTGATGAACGCGGTACACATTTAATCCAAACAACCGATCAAGATATGATCGGTTGGGATGAAGTTACTAAATGGGCTCAATCAAAAGTAGCATTAAATAAATTAACCGATACTAAAACTATTTTAACCGGCACTGGTATTGCTAATATTACTTCAGTTGAATGGTTTGAAATTATTGAAGCGGCTGATGCATTCAGAGGACCTATTTGGCAAGCATCATTTAATCTTCAAGTTATGGATCCAATACCACTCGACTACACTAATGATTCCTATTGGTTATAAATATATAATAAAATCTAATTGGAGTATATAAATGGCTGTTCCATCTACAAGAGCAGAATTTAAAGAATATTGTTTAAGATCTTTAGGAAAACCAGTCATCGAAATAAACGTTGATGACGATCAAGTCGATGACCGTATTGACCAAGCACTACGCTTCTATTATGATTATCATTTTGACGGATCTGAAAAAGTATATTATAAACATGAAATAACTGCTAATACTATTGCAAATAGCTATATCGATATGCCAGAAAATATTATAGGTGTAGTCCAACTATTCCCTATTGGCAGCACTGTTACTAATTCTGGCGACATATTTAATATTCGTTATCAAATTGCTTTAAACGACCTATATACTCTTACTAATGTATCTCTTATTCCATATTATATGACTATGGAACATTTAGCATTAGTACAAGAATTACTAGTAGGTAGAACACCTATTAGATATAATCGACACAGAAATAAATTACATCTTGATATGGATATGTCTAAATTAGTAATAGGTGAATATCTTATTGTTGAAGCGTATGAAGTAGTTGATCCTGCTACATATACTGATGTATGGGCCGATAGATGGTTACAACATTATACAGCACAATTAATTAAACGTCAATGGGGTTCGAATCTTACTAAATTTGAAGGATTACAATTACCTGGTGGTGTTACCTTTAATGGTACTAAGATATATGATGATGCAGATACTGAAATTAAAAGATTAGAAGATGAAATGATTAATCAATATTCTATTCCACCAATGGATCTGATTGGATAATGTTTATTATTGTTATTCCTGATAAATCAATTATAACTACTTTGAGAATAAAGTAAACTGTTTTAGGAAAATAAATGTCTACGAATGTATTTTTTAATAATTTCGACAGTTATGCTGAAAAGAATCTTATTGAAGATTTAATCATCGAAAGCATTCGTATCTATGGACATGATATGTATTATTGTCCTAGAACAATTGTTGGTGAAAATACTATATTTAATGAAGATGCAGTATCTGAATATAATACACATTATTTAGTAGAAATGTATATTAAAAATGTTGAAGGTTTTGAAGGTGAAGGCGACTTCTTATCTAAATTCAATATTGAAATAAGAGATAATATTACATTTACACTTGCAAGAAGAGTATATGATGAAGAAATTGGTGTAACTCAAGGTAATGTTAGACCATATGAAGGCGATATTATTTTTATGCCTTTAACTGGTAAAGTATATCAAATTAAATTTGTTGAACACGAATCAGTATTTTATCAGATGGGTGCATTACAAACTTATGATTTAAAATGTGAATTATTTGAATACAGTAATGAAAGATTAAATACTGGTGTTCCTATTATTGATGATCTTGAACAACAATATTCATTAAATGTAGATGCTAATGGAGCATATGCAGATGCTAATGGTAATATCATAATGGATGCTAATACTGGAAGACCATTAGGTATAGGAAGCGACGATGGATTAGATAATGATGCATTTGCTGATAATGCTACTTTTGAAACAGATGCAGATTTATTTATTGACTTTAGTGAAAAAGATCCATTTAGTCAAGGAGGAACCTTTTAATGTTTGGAACTACATATTATCATTCGTTAATAAAGAAATATGTTACCCTTTTTGGTACTCTATTTAATGATATATGGATTAATAGAACTGATGGTGATGGTAATACAAAACATTCATTAAAAATACCATTATCGTATTCTCCAAGAGAACAATTTCTTGCTAGAATTCAAGGTAATCCAGAATTAACAAAACCATTTTCTATAGTATTACCTAGAATGGGATTTGAAATTGATTCTATTACATATGCACCTGATCGTAAATTACCAACAATTAATAAATTTAAAAAAGTTGATTATTCTACAAACGAAGATGTAAGAAAGTATCAATATAATCCTGTACCATATGATATAACATTTACATTATCTATTTTTGTAAAGAATACTGAAGATGGTACTATGATTGTAGAACAAATATTACCATATTTTACACCCGAATGGACTACAACAGTTCAATTAATATCAGATCCTAATATAACATTAGATATTCCATTGATTTTGAATAGTGTATCTCAATCAGATAATTATGAAATATCATTTGAAGATAGACGTATACAAATATGGGATTTAAATTTTACAATGAAAGGATTCTTTTTTGGACCTACTAAACGTCAAGGCGTTATTAAACTTGCAAATGTTAATTTCATGGATGCTACATTATTTGATGAAATTATAGATGCTGTAGGTAATGTTGATCCTATTGCTAGAGTAACAGTATATCCAGGTCAAGATGCTAATGGTAATGCAACCACCGATGCTAATAATACAGTTGATAAATCCGAAATTTCAAAAGATGAAAATTGGAATTATATAGTAGATATTGATGATCCATTATGAGGATAAATTATGCCGAAAGATATAATTGGTGAAGTATTAGATTTAGAACCATTAGAAAAAGAAGACAAACAACCTATTCTTTATAATCCTCAATTAGATACGAAAGAAGATGATCAGCAAATAGAAACTGATGCTGAATATGTTCGTGGTAATTTATATGATGTAATTACTAAAGGACAAGGTGCATTGGATGAATTATTATCTGTAGCTGATCAATCACAAAATCCTAGAGCGTATGAAGTTGTATCTGGTATGTTAAAAACTTTATTAGATGCTAATAAAGATTTATTAGATATGCATGAAAAGAAAAAGAAATTAAAATCAAAAGAACAACCAACCGAACAAGGTAATGTTACTAATAATAATTTATTTGTTGGTAGTACTAATGATTTACTTAAAATGATAAAAGATAATAATGAATAATTCTGGTTATAATGGTAATTTAAATCTTAAGAAAAAAGGAATTGAAATTGAATGGACTAAGGAAATGGTCCAAGAATATATTAAATGTTCTAAAGATCCAATTTATTTTTCTGAAAAATTTATAAAAATTGTACACGTTGATCGTGGTCTAATACCTATTGACTTATATGATTATCAACGTACAATTTTAGATACTATGTTTAATAAAAGACGTATGGCTGTAGTAACGTCTAGACAAGCAGGTAAAACGACTACTGCGGTATGTTTAATATTACATTATGTATTATTTAATGATCATAAAACTGTAGCATTATTAGCTAATAAAGGTGATGCTGCTCGAGAAATTTTAGATCGTATTAAAATTGCATATGAAGCATTACCTAAATGGTTACAACAAGGTGTAGTTGAATGGAATAAAGGCTCTGTTGAATTTGAAAATGGATGTAAAATTATTGCAGCTGCAACATCATCTAGTGCTATTCGTGGTAAATCTATTTCATTATTATATATTGATGAGACAGCATTCGTAGAAAACTGGGATGAATTTTTTGCATCTGTATTTCCTACTATATCATCTGGTAATACTACAAAAATATTATTTACTTCTACTCCTAATGGTTTAAATCATTTTTATAAGACTATTCATAATGCTAAAAATAGAAGTAATGGTTATGAATGGATTGAAGTCATGTGGTATGATGTACCAGGAAGAGATGAAAAGTGGAAAGAAGAAACTCTTGCTGCTATGGATTATGATTTAGAGAAATTTAATGTTGAATTTTGTTGTGAATTTACAGGTAGTTCCGGTACACTAATATCTGGTTCTAAATTAAAACAATTAGTATATCAAGATCCACTTGAATCTAAAAATGGACTATCATTTTATAAAAATCCTATTAGCGGGCATAATTATACTTGTGTGGTTGATGTGTCCAGAGGAAAAGGATTAGATTATTCTGCATTTCATATTATTGATACTACAAAAATGCCATATTATCAAGTATGTACTTATAAAGATAATATGATTACACCTACTGATTATGCTCAAATATTATATAGAGTATGTAAACATTATAATGAAGCACAAATATTAGTTGAAGTAAATGATATAGGTGAACAAGTATCTACTATATTATATGAAGATTATGAATATGAAAATATGTTATTTACTGAAAATAATGGTCGTGGTGGTAAAAGGTTAGTTGCAGGTTTTGGTTCATCTATTTGTGATAAAGGTGTAAGAACAACTAAAACTGTGAAATCAATAGGATGTTCTGTATTAAAATTATTAATAGAACAAGATCAATTAATTATAAATGATTTTAATACAATTAAAGAGTTATCAACCTTTAGTAAAAAAGGAACAAGTTGGGAAGCAGAACCTGGTTGTCATGATGATTTAGTTATGGGATTAGTATTATTTGCTTGGTTAACTAATCAGCAATTTTTTAAGGAGTTGACAGATATAAATACAATAAAAAATCTTAGAGATTTAAATGATGACCAAATTATGAATGATTTGGTGCCTTTTGGTATAATTGACACTGGGCATGAAGAATATGAAGAAGCACCAATTTATGCTGTAACAAATGATAATTTCCTATTTAATGATTAGTTTAAAATTGGTTATTTTATAAATAATAAGAATGAAGAAAACATTTTATTCAAAACATGATAGCCTAAAGGGAGAATAATAATATGCCTTTTCAATTAAGCCCAGGCGTAAATATCACAGAAATTGATTTAACAACTGTTGTACCTGCGGTTGCAACTACCGATGCTGCTATTGGTGGTGTATTCCGTTGGGGACCAGTTGAAAAAACACTTCTTGTTGATAATGAAGACGTCCTTGCCGCAACTTATGGCAAACCTACAAATTTAAATGGTGAAACTTGGTTCACTGCACAAAGCTTTCTAAGTTATTCAAATAGACTTTGGGTAAGCCGTGCTTCACACACAACTGGTAATACTGTATCTGTCACTGCCGCAGTAGAATTAGGTAATACTACTATTACTTTAGCTAATAGCTCAATTTTATTAGCTGATGGAGAAGCAATTTTTGGACCTGGAATTCCAGAAGGTGCTACAGTTACTGCTGCTAATACTGATGCTGGTGAATATACATTAAGTTCTGAAGCAACTGTAACTAATGCATCTGCAGCAGTTCAAGTATTCGACTCTAATTATTGCTTTAACGCTATAGCAAATACCAATTCTGCTAACTTAGCTGCTCAAATTGTTAAAAACGAAGATCATTACGAATCAGTAACATTTGATGATGATGTACAATGGGTTGCAAAATATCCAGGTGCTATTGGTAATTCATTAAAAATTTCTGTGTGTGAATCAGCTGCAGTATTTTCAAGCAATATTAATTTAACCACTATCGACGCTGCAAACGCAGAATCTGAATCAATTACATTTACTGTTGGTTCTAACACTGCAACAATTAGTGTATCTAATACTGCCGCTGGAGATGCTAACAGCTCTGCTGCTGTAATTACAAGCGCATTAGGAGACTTATCTGTTGGTGACGCAATTAAAACTGGTAATTCTACTATTGGTTATGAGTATCTAACAATTACATCTATTGGGTCAGTTACTAAAACTGAAGCTCTTGGTTCTGAAACTGGTGTTGCTACTGCTACTGTTTCTTTTGATGATCGTTATTCATTATCAGATGATTATGTTGCATCAACAATTGAAAGATTTTGGGAATATTGGGGTGTAGTTGATAATGCTCCAGGTCAATCTAATTATCAATTATTCAATGGTAATACTTCTGCACAAGATGAATTACATGTTGTTGTAGCTGATGAAGATGGTAAGGTTACAGGTGTTCCTGGAACTATCCTTGAAGTATTCCAAGGTCTTTCTAGAGCCACTGATGCTAAAACAGAAGATGGTGGAACTAATTATTATAAAGATGTAATCAATAATGGTTCAAAATATGTATGGTATGCAAATGATAATTCTGGAGCAGCTTCAGCTACTTCTGAACTATTAGCATCATCAACTGCAACTACTGCATATACTAAATCTTTTATTGGTGGTAGAGATACTAAGAGTGAGTCAGCTGCTTCTATCGGTGATATTATTAGATCATATGATTTATTTAAATCATCAGAAGATATTGATATTTCATTAGTATTAACTGGTAAATCACGTGGTGGTTCTAATGGATCACAATTAGGTAATTATCTTGTAGATAATATTGCTGAACGTCGTAAAGATTGTGTTGTATTCATTTCTCCAGAAAAGAATGATGTTGTTAATAATGCTGCTGGAGATGAAGAACAAGATGTCGTAGATTTTAGAAATTCCTGTCGTTCAACTTCATATGCTGTTCTTGATTCTGGTTATAAGTATCAATATGACAAATATAACGATGTATTCCGCTGGATTCCATTAAATGGTGATACTGCTGGTTTATGCGCTAAAACAGATGATGAAAGAGATGCATGGTGGTCACCTGCTGGATTTAATCGTGGTCAAATTAAGAACATTATTAAATTAGCATGGAATCCACGTAAAGCAGAAAGAGATTTTCTTTATAAGAATGGTGTTAACCCTGTAGTTAATTTCCCTGGTGAAGGTATTGTTCTTTACGGAGATAAAACATTACTTGCTAAGCCATCTGCGTTTGATCGCATTAATGTTCGTAGATTGTTTATTGTTCTTGAGAAAGCAATCGCGGTTTCGGCTAAATACACTCTATTCGAATTCAATGATGAATTCACTAGAGCGTCATTTGTTAACTTAGTAACACCTTTCTTAAGAGATGTTCAAGGCCGAAGAGGTATTTATGATTATCACGTAGTCTGTGATGAAACTAATAATACCGGTGAAGTTATTGACCGTAACGAATTTGTGGGTGATATTTATATCAAACCTGCTCGTTCAATTAACTTTATTCAGCTTAATTTCGTTGCTGTTAGAACTGGTGTTGAATTCTCCGAAGTTATCGGTAAATTTTAATAAATATTAAGAATAATAGGAGAATAAACTAATGGCTTTTAATTTAAGTACTTTTAAAAGTGGTGCTCTTCCTCAAGGGGGAGCACGTCCTACTCTTTTCGAAATTAATGTATCTCGATTAGGTAATAGAATTGTCTTACTTGGACAATCAACTCAAGTTCCTTCATTAACAATGGGTACTGTTGAAGTACCTTATTTTGGTCGTAAGATCAAATTAGCTGGAGATCGTATCTATTCAGAATGGTCTACTGTTATTATGCTTGATGAAGACTTCGATGTTCGCAGCCAATTAGAAGATTGGTCTATGGCAATGAATAGTGCTGAAGGAAATATTCGCACTGAAATTGCTAATGCGTATAAAGAAGATACACAAGTTAAACTGTATGGCAAACAAGGATCTGTTATTCGTACATATAATTTAATTGGTTGCTGGCCTTCTGATATTGGTCCTATCGAATTAGATTGGAATTCAACAGACCAAATTTCAGTATATAATGTTTCATGGCAATTTGACTACATGGATGCAGGCTCCTAATCATACAAAACGGGATAATAAATATAATATTATCCCGTATTTGTTTGGAGATTTTTGATGGAATTATTTGGGTTTAAATTCAAAAATAAAAAAGAAGAAAAGGAACAAAAGAAAATAGAATCCTTTGTTCCTCCTTCTAATGAAGATGGCGCTACTGTAATTACTGCAGGTGGAGGCGTTTACGGTACATTTATTGATTTAGATGGAACTGTACGTACTGAAGCTGAATTAGTTAACAAATATAGAAATATTGCAATGGATCCTATTGTTGATCTAGCAGTACAAGATATTTGTAATGAAGCAATTGTAGAAGATTCAGATGAAGATACAGTATCAATTGTTTTAGATAATCTCGAAACAAGTGAATCTATTAAAAAGAAAATCATGGATGAATTTGATGTAATTTTAAATAAATTAGAATTCAATTCATTGAGTTATGAAATTTTTAGAAGATGGTATGTTGATGGTAGATTATATTATCACGTAATTATTGATGAATCAAAACCTAATAAAGGTATTATTGAACTTAGATATATTGATCCTCGCAATATTAAAAAAGTTAGAGAAGTCAAAAAAGAAAAAAATGATAAAGGTATTACAATTGAAAAATTAGTAGATGAATATTATGTTTATAATCCTGCTAGTTTTTTAATTAAATCTGGATCTCAAAGTAATAGTAGAGCTTTTACAAACGGACAACAGCAACAAGGAATTAAAATATCTAAAGATGCAATAACTTATTGCACAAGTGGATATCTGAATCCAGAAAATACTTTAATCTTATCGTATTTACATAAAGCAATAAAACCTTTAAATCAATTAAGATCAATGGAAGATTCTCTTGTTATTTATCGTATATCAAGAGCACCTGAAAGAAGAATTTTTTATGTAGATGTTGGTGGTTTACCAAAAGCTAAAGCAGAACAATATCTATCTAGTCTAATGACTAAATTTAAAAATAAAGTTGTTTACGACGCATCAACAGGTGAAATTAAAGATGATCGTAAATTCATGACTATGCTTGAAGACTTTTGGTTACCAAGAAGAGATGGTGGTAGAGGTACTGAAATTACTACATTACCAGGCGGTCAAAATCTCGGTGAAATGGATGATGTATTATATTTTCAAAATTTATTATATCGTTCATTGAATGTACCTAATACAAGATTACAACCAGAAACAACATTTACATTAGGTCGTGCTACAGAAATTAGTCGTGACGAAGTTAAATTTGCTAAATTTATTACTCGTTTAAGAAGTAAATTCGGACAAATATTTACTAATATTTTAGAAAAACAATTGCTATTAAAGAAGATTTGTACATATGAAGAATGGGATGAATGGAAAGGTCTTATAGAATATAATTTTGCAATTGATAATTATTTCGAAGAATTAAAGAAAATGGAAATCATGAGAGATCGTATAAATCTTATGAGAGATATGGATGAATATGTTGGTAAATATTATTCTCATCAATATGCAAGAAGATATATTTTGAAGCAGAGTGCAGAAGAAATTAAAGATATTGATAAAGAAATAACATCTGAACAATCAGATCAAAGATATATGGATCAAGATTTAGAACAAGGCAATGAGGATATAAATAATGAATGATATAACAAATTTTATACAAGCAATGGTTAACGATAAACCTGTACAAGCACAAGATCATTTTAATTCTATTATGAATCAAAAAATATCTAATGCACTAGAAACTAAACAAACAGAAATCGTTAATAATATTTTTAACAATAAGGACGATGACGATGTCTGAATTACTTAATAATTTATTAGAAGTATATAAAACAGCAAAAGGTGGTCCAGAACAAGCTTTTGTTGATAAACACACCGATAACATTAATACATTTGATGGACCTGGCGTTAAAGAAGTAAAAGATGCCATTGATGCTGTTGGTTATATTAAAAGAGAACCAGAAAATCATGGTTATGATTCTGGCAAAGATGAAGAAGTATATGAAGAATTAGAAGATATTGTTAATGAATTAATGGATGAATTAGACGAAGAAGAACAACAAATTCTTGAAGATCTTCTAATTGAAGAAGATGGTTTTGATCAAATTTTTGAAATGATTGAAGAAGCTAAAAAATGTGATGAAGAAGATGATGAAGAAGATTATGAAGAAGATGATGAAGAAGATGAAGAAGATGATGACGAAGAAGATGACGAAGAAGATGATGGTGATATTGAAGAAGATGTGAAGCGTGCAGATATTAAGATGGAAAAGTTTACTAAGCCAGATGGATCTGTTGGTTATCGTCGCGTTAAAAAAGATATAAAGGTAGATTAATATGATTATAAAATTAATATCAGAAGAAGCTACCTTATCAGCAGCAGATACAGTTGGTTTAGCATCTTGTGTTAGAGTTTATAATAATTCTGGATCTGAAGTATTAATTACAAGAAGAGATTCTAGTAATAATGTTTTAGGTTCATGCACATTAGCAAATAATGAAGTATCATTTTTACAAAAATTATCAACAGATACTTTAGAAGCTGGTGCCAATGTATTAGTAACATCTGTTGCATTTACTATTTCATAAGGTATAACAATGAAACTTATTACAGAAATTACAGAAAACGTAAAGGTTATTACCGAAGAAAATGAAGGTAAAAAGAATTTATTTATTGAAGGTATTTTTCTTCAAGGTAATGTAAAAAACAGAAATGGTCGTATATATCGCACTGAAACATTAGAACGTGAAGTTAACAGATATATTAAAGAATCTGTTGAAAAAGGTAGAGCATATGGTGAATTAGGACATCCTAATGGTCCTGGTATTAATTTAGATCGTGTTAGTCATATTATTACTGAATTAAAAAGAGTAGGTGATAATTTTGTAGGTAAAGCTAAAATTTCATCTACACCCATGGGTAATATTGTATCTGGATTGTTATCTGATGGAGCTCAATTAGGTGTATCTTCACGTGGTATGGGTTCATTAAAAGAACGTAATGGTCTTATGGAAGTACAAGATGATTTTTATCTTGCCACTGCTGCTGATATTGTAGCTGATCCATCTGCACCTGATGCGTTTGTAAATGGAATTATGGAAGGTGTAGAATATTATTTCGATAATGGAAAAGTTATTGAAAAGCGCGCAGAAGATCTTAAAAAGGAAATTGATGAAGCTGTGCGTAATAAAAAATTAAATGAACAACGTAAATTGCAGATGTTTGAGCAATTCATAAATAACTTGTATTAAAATTTTAATTTATATAAATAATATAGAATAACTAAGGAGTATAGTTACAATGTCTGAACAAATTGAAAATCAAGACGTTGAAATTGTAGAAGCTTCAGAAGCAGCTACAACTTTAAAACCGTCTAATACTACTAAATCTGAATTACTTTCTCAAATGATGAAAGCTGCAGCTGGTATGAAAAAAGAAGATCTTTCTGCTTTTCTTACTAAAACATTAGCTCAAGTTGGTAAAGAAGATGATTCTGTACCTGATACATCCGCAAAGAATAAAGCTTCTATTGCAATGAAATCTGGTACTACACCTTCTCCATCTGCTTCTACTGGTGCTATAAACGCTATGAAAGAAGATGTTGATGGTTTATTTGGTGATGAAGAATTATCTGAAGATTTTAAAGCTAAAACTGCAACATTGTTTGAAGCTGTTGTTTCAAATAGAGTTGAAATTGAATTAGCGCGTATTCAAGAAGAATATGATGAAAAATTCGAACAGGAACTATCTGAACAAGTAACTACTGCTATTGATGAATTACATGAACAAGTTAATTCATATTTAGATTCAGTAGTTACTACTTGGATGGAAGAAAACGAATTAGCAATTGAACAAGGAATTCGTACAGAAGTTACTGAAGGTTTCATGGAAGGTCTTAAAGGTTTATTTGCAGAGCATTATATTGATGTTCCTGAAAATAAAGTTGATTTAGTTTCTGAAATGACTGAGAAATTAGAACAATTAGAAACTAAATTAGAAGAAGCAGTATCTGAAAATATTAAATTAAATAATATGATTCAAGAATCTCAAATTGAAGGTGAATTTGATGATATTGCAGAAGGTTTAACAGATACTCAAGTAGAAAAATTACGTTCTTTATCTGAAAGCGTAAGTTATTCTAACGTTGAAGATTATGCTGAAAAAGTAAAGATCATCAAAGAACAATACTTTGGAGAGCATAAAGAAACTAAGGTTTCTACTGGGTTGATCAACGAAGAAGTTATTGCACTCAATGAAGAGTCTGATGATCAAATCGTTGTCCCTGAAGAAATGAAGCAATACGTAAGCGCCATTTCGAAAACCACTAGAAAATAAAATTATTATAAATAATAATTTATTTATCATACTTAATCTTAATAACTATTTTTTTTATTTATAATAAAAATAATAAAAAATTTACTACATAGTATACAAATATATAACTATTAAGGTTTTTTGTAAGTAAATTCTGACCTTCTATTTAAATAGTACATGTCTATACATTTGCCTCTCAAGATTCTTA